GCATGATGAAACGCATGTCGAGCGAGAACTTTCCCTTCCCCGCGTTCACGTCCTTGGACATGTTCGCACTGGCCAAGATCCGGTTGAAACCGACGGGCACCCCCAAAGGGTTGCTCGCGGCCGACTGGTCTTGCCATTCGAAAATGCCATTGGCGAAGTTCACGGGAACGAAAGTGTGATTGACCGGGGTGCCGAGGGCATCCGCGATCGTCATGTTTGCGAATGCAGACATAGACTTCCTTTGAAGCTCTTACGAGCTGATTTCAAGGCAGAGGGGGAGAATTCCCGTCTCTGAGCGAAAGAAGCGCTACTACTTCTTCCTTCCGAACTGCTGAGCTATGAGCGCAATGGAATTTAGAACGTGCGCGGTCGATATCGGATTTTTGAATCTCGGCAAATCTGGACTCGGAAACCCTCCTAAGAGGGACCGAGAGAAGGTCGTCGATTTCCAATCACCCTCAATCGAACATGCCGTCGTATAATCCCAGTGCGTCCCAAAGTCAGAGCGCGCATAGAAGTCATTCTTGTGAGCCACCTCGGTGTTGATTTCCAACACCGAAAGGCATCCATTGTGAAAGGTCCAACCATGGTCAGCCGAAAGCTGCTCAAGGTAGTTCCCGACCGGTAAAAACCAGTCCACAACGAAAGACCAAGGAATGATTTCCCATATCGGAACGAGAGGGTTGGTTAAACCAAGGGCAGCAGGTGAAGCAAGCGCAGCGTTCGGAAAAGCCTGAACAGTGTACTTGCAACTCACCTGTGTCCGTCTCATTCCCCAAGGTTCCGCCACGCCCCGCGCATTGGTCCAAGTATTGAGGCTAACCCCATTCTTGTATCCAGACGCGGAGGCACGAAAGATCTTAGGTCGCGAGACTGTTTCTCTCTCGTGAAGGCCAGTCACTAGTCCGTAGACGTCCGACAGTAAAGGTTTCCACCCGTACTGAAGGCCGATCCACTGATCAGCAATGTCCTTCCCCCGCAGCTTTCTAGCTGATCTCGGGTCCCCCGCCATTCTTCGAACGGCGGACGATATGTCACCGCGTTTCAAGTCTCTGATAGTGCGAGCAATCCTGATGGCCGTATCGGCCACCAGACTAAAGGTTTGCTTGCGTTCAGCGAACATGTTAGCGATATTTGTTCCCTCACCCTTCAATTGGTCTAAAAGTCTCGATTTTGCCTTTCGCAAGGCATCATCGGCGACCTCAGCAAAACGATAATCGCGAGCCCGGTTTTGCCGGTAGTCTTGCTCACGACGATAGTTGTGCTGAATGCCACCGAACCCGTCTGGGCCATACTCATTATAATTGAGTAGGTCGAGGGCATGGTTACAGAGGTCCCAAGACTTGCTATAAGGGACAGGATCATTGCGAGAAGGCATTGGTAGCTTTTTCCAGCCCGGGCGTTTGCGAACGCCGGAGCCGGTAATAACTATCTCAGACTTCGTCGCATTCATCCCGTCGTACTCAAACATGTAATTGGACTGACGGTAACGATGACCAGGGGTCAGAAGAGAGTAGGGGACGGAAACACTCATTTGGGTCTTCCTAGAAGGGGTTGCAAATCCCATCTAACGGAAGGCTCCATCTGAGAGAGAGCTCTTAAGACCTTATCTCACGATAAGGACGTAAGTCGGCTAGTATGCCGCCGACCCTCGCTAGAGGGCACCATGAGGCTGAATGACACGTTCGTGAGAACGAAAACAGTCAGCCAGATGGGATCTCCC